GGTTAAGTCCCTCGTCCAAAGCTCTTCGAAAAAATCTCAGCTCTATCTGTATCATTCGTCCCAGCTTGACCAACTATTGACTAAGGGCATTGAACCTTCGTTCCTCGTCCCTGATGGGTGGTTAAATTTTGACCAGCACTTGTCAAGCGTCCTTGCGAAGTTCAATCTCACGCGAAAAAGCCCTTGACAAGCCACAAGCTGGGCGTAAGAACGAAGTGTCCCAGCTTGTGGCTTGTATCTGTTCAATAAAACCTGGAGTCACCTGGATCTCCCTGGGTTATCACCTGTGTCGGCCAATGAAAAAGCCGGAACCTCTTGCGAAGCTCCGGCTTTAACCCATAGGAGTGGTCGGTCCTATGTCCCCAAGTGTGATTGGGCTGAAAGTTTTTTATTATCAATTACATTTCTCGTTACCTCCTATGGTTTTTGTTTGTTAGTTATTCTTCCTCTTGTTCCAATTTTTTCCATTCTTCAGGAAAAGGTTTTCTACAAGCGTCCCAAAATTTGCGTTTGTCAAAGTTTGGATTTTCTTTTCCTAAAGCAATTCCTAAAGTGATATAAAAGGTACTCGGGTCTATTCCTTTTTCTTGGAATTCTACTCCGTAGCCATCATTAAATTTTTCCCATTCTGTACAATCTTTAATTACTTTAGCTATTAGTTCGTAATCTTTTTTTGTCATTTTGCCTCCTATGGTTTTTGACGTTATATAAGTATAGTCCCATAAATATTAACCCATGTCAAGTTCAATCTCGCGCGAAAAAACCCTTGACAAGCGACAAGCTGGGCGTCAGAACGAGGTACGAGTGTCCCAGCTTGTCGCTTGTATCTGATAACTTGTCGCTTGTATCTGGCCGCTGGACCCCGCTGCTGGAGGCAGCCAGCCATAAAAAAATAAAAAACAAATAAAAAGAAGGGCGTCCGAAGACGCCCTAAGTGTGGGGACACACGAAATCATTTTAGTTTACTCAACTTCTTAATGTTCCAGTCAAGATGTTCTAAATCTTTATTTAAAGCAACTACTGTTTTAAGAAGTGGCACTATCATTTTTACGTCTGCATACATTCTTATATTTCTGTCATGACGTTTTATATTGACTGCTATTCTTGATATTGCTTCTTCGTGCATTTGTCTAGGTTTCCTAATCATTTGTCCTCTCCATAAACTGCGTTGCTGAAACGCTCGGCATTGAAGTGTTTGTTGTCTTGTCTAAACATAGCGTTAAGGTCAAACATCAAACCTTGTGGTAAATCGTGAGAGTACTTGTTAAGTACTCCCGCGATAGCGACATAATCTTTTCTAGTCATTGTTGTCCTCCCTGATGGCACGACCTAACAAATCCATACGAATAGGAATTACATAATCATTGTTGCAATCATCACAGCAACGCTCGGTAAATTCTCTCAAAGGTCTGGGGTTATGCCCTCGACCTTTAAAAGACTTTCCACAAAGTGAACATTTCCTCATGACAAGTCCTCCAATCTTCTTGGTTGAAACTGATTGCCAAGTTCGGCAATCTCCTCTAATTGGATAGTGTCGGCTCTGCCATTACTGACAACAGTTACACCATTGATGACCAAATCTCTAAGGTCATTCTCAACGCCACCGATTACAGTGCCATTGTCCAAAGTTAAGTTAAAAATTATCTTCATGTGTCCTCCTATGGTTTTAATAAAGATATGAAAATTATATAACCTATCTTATATAAACGCAAGTAAAATATTACCTCGCGCGTGGGGCGGGGCAATCGACAAGCCACATCTGGGCACTAATTCTATTTGTATTTCTTTTACAATGAATGTCAAAACTATGTGACATAGAACAAAGAACGATGTGCTATCTGCACTTCGTGATGTTCTGTCACAATAGTTTTGACAATGAATGTAAAAGAAATAGAGATAGAAATAGAAATAGTGTCCAGATGTGGCTTGTCGATTGTATCTGTGCCCCCATCCCCCCCAGTTGCTTAATGACTTACTAATACCTATAGAAAAGAAAATACACATAAGAAAAGATTCCAGATAATTCAAGACCCGACCCCCCTTATTTTTATTAATAAAACCTTTACTTTTGGCTGAAAAAAATATTTCAAAATTTTTCCGAAAAGTGTTTAGTAGGTTTAGATAGTGTAAGATGATTTTGCCATGCAAGAGAGAAAGTGCCTGGGTTGCAGCAAAACCTTCCCTTTAACTAGCTTTGAATCAAAGAATTCAAAAGGAGTTTTTTATCGAAATACCTGTCCCAGTTGTCGCCGCGTTGTACAAAATAGAAAGAAAAGCAAAACCCCAGAAGCCTACCTAAAAAATTTATACAGTCATTTAAAATCCTCACGTACCAAAGATCACCCTGAAGTAGTTTGGGATATAGAAGTAGAAGACCTAGTAGCCATCTGGCAAGCTCAAGCTGGACGCTGTGCCTTGACTGGTTTGGTCATGACGTATCACAAAGACGGACAAGGTAAAAAAGATTTAAATGTCTCAATAGATAGAATAGATCCAAATATCTGGTATATTCCTAATAATATTCAATTAGTTTGTAGTCGCGTTAATATACTGAAACACAGCCTAAGTGAAGATTTACTTTATTGGTGGTGTAAAAACATAGTCGAATACAAAGAAAAGGAATAGATATGCAAAAAAATTATGGCCGAATTTATTTTATATATGACATTATTTTTATGTATCATTGCTATGATAGGTGAAAACTCAAATCCAAGAGGGATGAATATTTTTTGGTACAAAGTTAGAGTAAAATTAAAAGAGTATTGGAAAGCTTTGAAAGAGTACGATTCTGGAAACTAGTATGACAGATAAAAATTTTGATTTAGAAAAATTAGCAGAACTTTATCCTGACGCTGCTAAAGAACTCCTGTCGTACACGCAAGCCTTAGATTCTAAATTATTACAGAAAGAAGGTGGCGATGACTTTATTACTTACATAAAACACATGTGGCCAGACTTCGTGCAAGGCGAACATCACAAAATATTTGCTAAAAAACTAGAAGATGTAGCTAAAGGCAAGATTAAAAGACTCATTGTCAACATGCCACCTCGTCACACCAAGTCAGAATTTGCTTCGGTGTTCTTTCCTAGCTGGTTGTTGGGCATAAATCCAAAGCTCAAGCTCATGCAGATTACCCACACCGCTGAACTAGCGTTTAGATTTGGTCGTAAAGTACGTGATCTAATTGATTCCGAAGAGTACAAACAAGTTTTTCCTGACGTTTCACTCAAAGCTGACAACAAATCAGCTGGAAGGTGGGAAACTAACAAGGGTGGTGAGGCCTTTTATGCTGGTATTGGTGGTGCGGTGACTGGACGTGGTGCTGATTTACTAGTGTTAGACGATATTCACTCGGAACAAGACGCCATGTCACCTAGATCATTGGACAATGCGTGGGAATATTACAGTTCTGGACCAAGACAAAGGCTACAACCTGGCGGTTCTATCGTTGTAGTGATGACTAGATGGAGCACCAAGGACTTAACCGGCCGATTATTAGCCAAACAATCCGAAGAAAAGGCAGATCAGTGGGAAGTTGTCGAGTTTCCCGCTATTTTTCCTGATACTAACAACCCCTTGTGGCCAGAGTTCTGGCAAATAGAAGAATTAGAGTCAATTAAAGCGTCTTTACCAGTTTCAAAGTGGTCAGCGCAGTGGCTACAGAACCCAACTTCCGAAGAAGGTGCAATTTTAAAGCGTGAATGGTGGCAAACTTGGGAACAAGACGACATTCCAGAAATGCAATACGTGATTCAGTCGTATGATACGGCGTTTTCTAAAAATGAAACGGCAGATTACTCTGCCATTACCACTTGGTGCGTATTTATGCCCGATCAAAACAGTATGCGGCCAGCTTTATTGCTTTTAGACGTGAAAAAAGGACGTTGGGACTTTCCAGACCTAAAACGTCAAGCTCTAAAAGAGTATGAATATTGGGAACCCGACACGGTTATTGTTGAAGCCAAAGCTTCTGGTATGCCATTGACACATGAACTCAGACAAATGGGCATACCCGTAGTAAATTTTACGCCTGGACGTGGGCAAGACAAGATAGCTCGAGTTAATGCAGTTTCACCACTGTTAGAAGCAGGCATGGTTTACGCTCCAGACACACGTTGGGCAGAAGAACTAATTGAAGAATGTGCAGCTTTTCCTTTTGGTGACCACGATGATTTGGTAGACTCTACAACACAAGCTTTAATGCGTTATCGTCAAGGCGGTTTCATAGGACTAGCATCTGATGACGATATGAATGATAATGAGCCTAGAAGATTAAAAGTTTTTTATTAATATATGTCAAACAACACACCTACAAACATCGAACGACTCTCTGATCTAATTGATTTGGATGTTGAGTCTGGTGAAACTGTAGAAATAGAAACGCCAAACCCAACCGACACCGAAGTTGATGTTGAGTTTGCTGCTGATGGTTCAGCAGAAGTAAATTATTTTCCCGACGAAGAGACGATGGCCGAAACGCCATTCGATGCAAACTTAGCTGAGTTCGTAGATGAAGGCGAACTAGGTGCCTTGAGTTCTCAGCTAATGGGCGACTTTGAAGAAGATCAAAGTAGTCGAGAGGAATGGGAAGATACTTACATTAGAGGTTTAGATTTACTTGGTTTTAAATACGAAGATCGTGACCGACCTTTTCCTGGTGCTTCTGGAGTAACGCACCCAATG